TATATAGGAAGTTCTGTAAATATCCATGATAGATGGAGTGTCCATAAGTGTGAATTGAGAAGCAACAAACATGGAAATAAATATTTACAAAAGGCGTGGAATAAATACGGAGAACAGAATTTTGAATGGCAGATATTACAACCAGTTGAATCTGAACTATTAATGGCAATGGAATTAGAATGGTTTAATAAAACTCAATGCTGTGATCCAAAATATGGTTTTAATATGAGTAAAAATCCAAATAATGTTATGTTGGGCCGTAAGCACAATGAACAAAGTAAACTAAAAATGAGCAATGCCCACAAGGGAAAATTTTTGACAGACAAACATAAAAATAATATAAGAAACTACAGGATTGGACAAAAACAGACAGAAGAAACAAGACAAAAAATAGGTATAGCTCATAGGGGTAAAAAAGTTTCTACAAAAACAATAGAAAACATGAAAAAAGCACAAAAAGGATTACATTTGGGTATTAAAAATTCAAAAGCATTTTTGACAGAAAAAATAGTAAAAAATATTAGAATAGATTATAGTAATGGTATAAAACCAAAATATTTAATAATAAAATATAATCTCAAGAGAAGTCATATAAAGAAAATAATATCAAATCAAATTTGGAGACATATATGATCCCTTTAGATGATTTTAAATTAACAACAAATCCAACAAATAATGAAAAATTAATTAACCCAGATTATAATTTTAATGTTTCAAAATGGGACTACCAAAATCGTTGGCTCAGATCTCTCCATATTGATTCTAAAGACAAGGTGATAAGTTGTGGTTTCCCTAAGTTCCAAAACATAAACGAGGGATTTGGTAATTTAAAAATCACAGAACAAAATCTTCTTGATAAAAAAGATTTGGTAGCAACGCTTAAATATGACGGATCGCTTTTGATACGCTTCGTCCAAGACGGAACTGTTAAATGGAGGACAAGGGGCGCATTACAAGTTGGACTTGATAATAAATATGAAATAGATGAATTTATAAAAAAATACCCTGTGTTAAACGATCCAGAGTTTTGTTCAAATCTTTCATTGTTGTTGGAATGGTGTAGTCCAGCTAATCAAATAGTTATAAAATATAGTGAACCAGATATAATTTTAGTGGGCGCGGTTTGGTATAATAAAAACCTACCCTGGTATGATAACGAATTCAAATTATTAACAATAAAAGAACTATCAGACACATCTTCTTTGTCTGGCATTAAATTGGTAGATAATTTTAAATTGAACAACGCCGACGAAGTAATTAGATTAATCGAAAAATTAAAAACCGAGAAAGAAATCGAAGGATATGTGATACGGTTTAATAAAGATCAAGAATTGGTAAAGGTTAAATCTTCGCACTATTTTATATTGCATTCACTTAAATCTAATTTGACCTCAGAAGTTCTGACGGACTTGTTTTTGTCCTGGGGACAACCATCATTCGAAGCATTTAAAGAAAAATTTGAGGCATCTTACGATTATGAAACATTCACCGTAGCTTTACCAGCAATTAGTTCTATCTACGATGGCTCAAAAATCGCTAATAAAATATTTGATCATATAAAAAACTTTGTAGAAACAAATCACACTTTATCCAGAAAGGCATTTGCCCTAAAAGCACAACAGGCTTATCAAGACCATAAACTCGCCGCTTGCTTCTCTCTTCTCGACAATAAACCACTAAAAAACAATTTTATCAAAAGTCTAATTTTACAAAATTCGAAACAATATTCTTTTAGTATGTTCAAGAAAAATGCACCCCAAGACGAACTGGAGGAATAAATGAATAGAAAAACTTCAATAAAGCTTAAAAAATTCGTTTTAACAACCAGGAACCTATCTAACACAAAATTATTAGAGGAATACGGACGAAGTAACAAAAATATAGATTGTGATATAGAGGAAGGCATACCAAACAATATAGAGTATGATCGCAATTCAATACTAAAAGAACAAATACTTAAAAGGATGGCCGTAGGGCTAAACGGCCTCTAATAAATCATTAGAAACACCACGGTCGATTTAAAAGGAGAAAACCAAATGATGGTCGATGATATTGTTCATGTAGATACAGACAACGAAGAGTGGGGAAGAATTTGTTCTGATGGTATAATATTGGAAGTCTTCGACTCGGAAGCTTTGGTCAATATTATTGATATAAGAGCCAACGTTTTAATCCCCCTTGTTGATATTACCGAAAGATAAAGCAATATTTTAAAAAATAAAAAATACATGTTACACAATTTTGTTGAAACAAAAGCGCGAAAACAGACTATAATGTATATATTTAGAATGTAATTATCTCTTCCAACAACTTCACAAATCGAAAGAAAGACTGCAAGACAGGAACTGTGTATGAATTTGATTTGTTACATTTGCGAAAAAGAAATAAGCGTGGAGTCTAAGATAGCTAAGGTAATATTAGCACAATTAAAGGAAACGAACGAGAGTATAAACTATATAAATAATCAAGAAGAAATGTATATCCACTTCGATTGCTTAAAAAATGGGTCTCTCCATATAGTTAACTGTCAAGCCAATATCGAAAATTTTAACCAATCGGATTTTCGTATAATTAACAAAGAGACCGAAATTTTTGAACTTGTTAAAAAAGAGAATCTTGATTTAATAAGAAATAATATTTTAAATTTTTAGGATAAAGTAATGGAAGAAGAAATTTGGAAATGTATTTCGGGGTATGTGGGGTTATACAAGGTCTCAACTTTTGGGAAAATCATGAGTTGCAAAACAGGAAAATTACGAAAATCATCCAGGGCAAGTAAATATGGACATCTTCATGTCGTTTTGTTCAAAAATAAAATAAAAAAATATTTTCTTGTCCATAGGCTAGTATTAGAAACGTTTATTGGTCCGTGTCCTCCGGGAATGGAATGTAGACACCTAGATGGTAATCCCACTAATAATAAACTGAATAATTTAAGGTGGGGTACTCACAAAGAAAATATTCAAGATTCAATTAAACACGGAACAAACTATATCTCGAAATATGACGGAGCAAGCTATCCAAGTGCGAAAGTAAATAAAAATAATATTCTTGAGATTAGGGGATTAATAAAAGAAGGAAATTTGACACAAAAACAAATTGGTCTAATGTTTAATCTTGACCAAAGCACTATTTCTTATATTAAAAGAAGAAAAATGTGGGGAGATGTAAATGAATAAAATATTAGAAATCTTCCCAAAAGAAATAATTGTTAATAAATCAATATCTGCTAATTTTGGTAAAGTTCCTTCTTATGTAAGCGATTATTTGGTTTCACAATTAGTAGATCCAAAAGATCCCCAGTCTGGTATTATAGCAATTAATAAAATTCTAGAGGAAAATTTTACAGAATCGTCAAAAAAAGAATTAATTAAAAGTAGGATTAAAGAGTTGGGTAGATATTCCCTTTTGGGACATCTTCAGGTACGTCTTGATCAAAACAAAGACGATTATTTTGCAACCATTAGTTCTTTAGAAGACAATAATATTAGAATACATAGGACTGTTCTTGAAAAGTTTGGTGACAAATTATTATCAGAAGGATGTTTTGGAAATATTGTTGTGGCATATGATCAAAATTTTCAAATCAAAAAGAAAAATTATCCATTTTTAATTATAGATTTTATACCACTTCAAATAACTCAAATTAATTTGGATGAATATATTGAAAAAAGAAAATTGTTTTCTACAGAAGAATGGATTGATTTATTAATCAATAGCATAGGTTTTAATCCCGAAAGACTAACACAAGAACAAAAACTATTGTATCTTTGTCGTCTTGTCTTATTTGTAGAATCTAATGTTAATTTAATTGAATTGGGACCAGTTGCTACTAGTAAAACCCATTTTTTTAGAAACCTAAGTCAATACGGTCTTGTTTTATCAGGAAGCAACCCTACTATTGCGAGTCTCTTTTATAATAAACTAAGGAGATCTCCGGGCATAATTTGTTATAAAGATTTTCTTGCTTTTGATGAAATTTCTTCTGTATCGTTCAATAACGAAGAATTAATCAATACCCTCAAGGATTATTTAAATTCTGGAAAATTTTCGAGAGACAAAATAGAGTTATCATCATCTTGTGGAGTAATACTTTTAGGTAATATTGATTGTGATCTTAAAATCTATGAACCTAAAAATACATATCAACATTTATTTGTTCCGCTACCTATAAAAATAAGAAACGACAGAGCTTTTTTGGATCGTTTTCATGGATATTTACCTGGATGGAAACTACCACAAATTTCTGTTTCTTCTTTATCCCAAGATTACGCGTTTGCATCAGACTATCTTTCTGAAATTTTTCACAGATTGAGAGATAAGAATTATTCTTATGTTCTTAATTCTAAGATTCAATTTTTAGAAACAGGATTTAGAAATCAAATTGCTCTAACGAAATTGGCGTCAGGTTTATTAAAAATTATTTTTCCTCATAGAACAATTGAAACTATTTTAAACGAGGAACTTGAGTTGATTATGAATTTATCTGTTTCTTTGCGACAAAGAATTTTAGACCAATTAAAAATTATTAGTCCCGGAGAATTTAAAAATTCACAAATTGGATACAAAATAAATGTTTGATAATGTTGACAATATAAGAAAAACAATGTATGAATTTAGACATAGGAATGGTAAATATCCAAATGTTATTTTTATATCAAAAGAAAAAAGAAGACAATTTATTGAAATGGCTTACAACACTTTTGTAACAGATGTTTATTCACCAGTGCGAGATTTTCTTGGTGATATTACTATTTGTGGAGTAAAAGTAAGGTGGACAGAAAGTATAGATGGGGTCGATTATATAGAGGAATTTGCTGAAAAGTTTGTACAACAACGATGTGTTTTTAAACCACCCGTTAAAATAAAATCAAATAAGAGAAAAATAATTTTATGAAAAAGGGGTATGAACGATGTTCGCGTTGCCGTGGTAGTGGATTTATTATGTCTTATGATAACGGGGTATCTGGGTGTGAAGAATATATAGATTGTCCAAATTGTATTGGTGTTGGTGGATTTAATGGAGGAAATTGGAATCTTGATGAAACAGCAATTTTAAAAACACCAATTATAAAAGAGAAGAATAAGAGGAGAAAAATTATATTATGAAAGATAAAAACAGAATAGAAATTGTTGGTGCGTATTATCTAAGAATTGTAATAGGAAAACACAAATTGGAATCTGATAAATTTTATGAATTAAAATCTTCCGTTTTACGGGCCGCTAAGGATCTTTCGGCAATTTTAATATTACCTATTTATGATTTTGATGGAGACGGAATGCATTATAGAGAAAAATATAAAATTATTGAACCAAACAATTGCCAATTTAAAAGAACCGAATTTGGTCAATTAAAACTATTAAATGGTTCTGATGTAGTTAAATTGTGGAAAGCGAAAGATGCTCGTGTTAAATTACAAGATAGATGGTGTGGACGAGGCCCGAAGGGACCAGTATCTAATTACATGTGTGGGAGAGGATAAAAATGAAGGGCGATTTTTACATTCAAAAAACTATAGATGGTCTACAAATAGAAAAACCCAATAAAAATATAGGATATATCTGTTGTAACGATAAAAAATTATATTGTTTCACAGGAGATAGTCTTACATTGGAAATGGATATTTTAGACATTATTATTTCTGCCGATGGTATTCTTTTTAAGGGTATTGAAAAACTCCAAGATGGACAAAGAATGATCTATAATGAAGTGTGGTTTCTACCAAGAGGATATTAATGGAAGAGATTTGGAAAGATATTAAAAATATAAAGGGGGTATAGCAAATGCGCTATCTTTGGCGGCAAAGTGAGAATAGCAAAACAATTAACAACCTTTTTAAAATCTGTTCGCAAACCTGGACAAACATATGTTGAGCCATGTGTTGGCGGCGCATCTATTATTAGGTTGATGGAAGATGAAAGAATAGCTTCTGATATTGATGCGGATTTAATAGAATGTTATAGAGCATTGCAACAAGGTTGGCTTCCTCCGACTTCTGTAACAGAAGAAGATTATAAATATTACAAGAAAATAAATCAAGAAGGAATCTGTAGTGCAAAAATTGGATTTATTAAATTCTTTTGTAGCTTTGGTGGAAAATGTTGGGGTGGATTAGCTAGAGATCCCAAAAGTGGATACGATTTTATTAATGGTGCTCGTAATACATGTTTAAAGTTTAAACCAGACCTACAATCAGTAAAATTTTATTGTTGTGATTATGAAGAATTTCTCAAACAAATTTCCCCAGGATGCTTAATTTATGTAGACCCCCCTTATCAAGGCACCACAGAATATAAAAATAAATTTGATCATACAAGATTCTGGCAGGTTATGAGAGAATTTTCGGATAAGCATGACATATATATTTCGGAATATCAAGCACCAGAAGATTTCGGTTGCGTTTGGCAAATAGAAAGAAAAACTTGTTTAAATATGGCGGATGGTGGTAAAGCCGATAGAACAGAAAAGCTTTTTAAGTATAAAGGAAAATTAGATGGCCAAATTGTTATGTAAAAAACCAGAGGGTATGACGGACACTCAATTAGAAAAAATTGGTCGAATTTGTTGGGATGAAATACAAAAACGAGAAGAACTTAAAAAAGAAAAGGCTTTAAAAGAATTTATTGGAAAATGTTATAAATATAGAAATTGTTATTCATGCCCACAAGAAGAAAAAGATTATTGGTGGTTGTATATATATGTAAAAGAAATTAAAGATGGTTATCTTACTTGTCAAACTTTTCAAAAAGATTCAGATGGAAAAATTATGATTGATCTTAATTCTGAAATGCATAGTATTGACAATAATTATATTCTATGTAGCAAAGAGGAATTTGATTCATCGTTTGAAAGAATAATGATAGAGATAGATAATGCAAGATAAACGAGATTTTCTTTTTGATATTTTACCTAAAAATTCTATTTGTGCAGAAATCGGCGTTTGGAGGGGGGATTTTTCTCAAGAAATACTTGACAACTTAAATCCTAAAGAATTATATTTAATTGATCCATGGAAAT